GCATATCCATTATACCACCCATTGCAGATAACTTTCTATTCTTAAAAAATTTTATCACTGCGGGTAAATATTTTTTTGTTCCTTTTAATTTTTTACTTAACTCAGGTTTAGCTAAATCAAAACTTCTTACAGCATCTTCCATTGAAAGACCTTTAGGTATTTCTGCCATTTTATTAGGTAACACAGGTCCTGTTGGTTTAGGACCAAAAGGATTTATAGGTTTAGTTGGATCTTCTGATAAAGGATCTCCACCTGATTTTAAACTAACTCTGCCACCCGCTGCTCCAACAAAGTTTCTAGGTGTTAAGAATCTATAATTCTTATCAAACATTTGTGATTGACTTAATTCACCACTTTTATATTTATTTAGATCAGCTCTTATTTGATCAAAGCCAATACCTTCACCTCTATAAACATC